CCTCAGCCGTAGCAACGGATTGCCCAGCGAGAGATCGCCGCGGGCGGATATTAAACTGCAAAGACGAGCGTCGGTAAGACACGCCGAGGTCGCCGCGGACGGGTTGATATAGGGAGAGGGCCTGACCCCATATCGTTGGGGCCAGGCCCGATTTTGCCTCTTGACAATGTCCTGCTCATATTAAAAGGAACGTCCCCAAGTGCCGCACCATGGCAACGTCGCAGGTAGAGGACGGACAGCGAAAACGCCCCTAAGCGAGCAAGGTGACGTGAAATGAAAGGGCGCTGACCTTCTGGTCGCGCCCTTGAAATTGAACGTCAGATTGCCGCTTAGGGGCGTTTGCAGCGTCGAGCAGTTACGCGGTTCGTAGAACCGCGTAACCCCCCCTCCTAGCTCATCATCGCATTCATCATCTCGGTGGTTGCGGAATCATCGGCAGACCACTCGTTATCCTCGTTGGCGGAATACTTAAAGGTGACCTTGGTGTCCTTGGTCTTAGCGGCCTTGGTCACGTCGACCATGACCTGGCCGGCCATCTTGTACAGGTCGTCCTCGGAAGGCATCGTATCGAGTGCGGCGATCTTCTCCTGATACTGGGTGGCGAAATCTTCGACGATCTTGTTCATGGACTTGCAGGTGATGGTGACCTCGGCGGTCGCGGTACCCTTGTCCTCATCGACCGTCACATCACCGATCTTGTAATCAAAGCCCTCGAGATAGCTCTTGGCATACTCCTTGGGATCGATGCCCAGTTGCTCAAACTCGTCGCCCGAAGCCTCTTCCAGGCCGGAGAGGAAGTCATCGCCGCCGTTCTTGATCTCGTCAAATTGGCTCGTAAGGTCGTTGGTGATGAGCTCCTCCACCGAAGGCCCTCCGCAGCCGGAAAGCAAAACCACGCACGCGACCAGGGCAGCCATCAGGGGCGCAAGCAGCAGCTTCTTTTTCATGACATTCCTCCAAACAAGCGGCGCTGCGTTCCCCGCACAGCGCACGTCGTGACAGTAAGTCCATATTAGCGGCTCCGTCCAAACCCCTACGTCGCAAAAGCGCGGGCGGCTCAATTTGACGAGTGAATGGCCCATAAAGCAAGCCCCCTGCAATAAAATGCGCCTGCTCAGCCTATTAAAAAAGGGTGGCCGGATAGCCCGACCACCCTTGTGCATCTTCTGGATGCCGCAGACTACTTGCGGACGACCTTAACGATGGCGTCACCGGCGGCAACGGCAGACTCGGCCTCGACGGCGAGCTCGACATCGGCAAACTCGGCAGTGTTGGACACGGCCACGACGACGCAGTCCTTGTAACCGGCGGCAGCGATCTTGGCGCGGTCGATCTTGAGTATGGGCTGGCCGGCCTTCACGACGTCGTCGGCCTTGACGAAGCCCTCGAAGCCGTCGCCGTTCATGTTGACGGTATCGACGCCAACGTGCACCAGAACCTCGATGCCGCTATCGGACTGCAGACCCACGGCGTGACCCATGGTGACGGTCACCTTGCCGTCGCAGGGAGCGTAGACCAGGTCGTCCTCGGGCCACACGGCGCAGCCCTTGCCCAGAACCTCGCCACCAAAGACGGGATCGGGCACGTCGGCCATCTTGATGACCTTGCCCTTGACGGGCGAGCACAGCACGTCGGCGCCGGCAGAAGCAGAGATGGAGGCCGGAGCAGCGGCAGCCGCGGGCTCAGCCTTCTTCTTGAACATGTCAAACAGACCCATACGTTTTCTCCTCTTGATTAAGCGCAACGTTGTGCGCATGCCTACGGTAATTATAGTGCCAAATGGTTCAAATGCTAAGGTGGGGACTCGAATCGCGAGCCCTTCCTGGTAGTGCTCGTGGGACGAGCATCTCCTTTGCATCGCTGGTCGATAAGCCGAGTATCGCCTGCGCACGGGACGGGCAGAAGCGGGTGCACCAAACCCGATACTTCTTTTCGCTCTCGAGTCCTGCCGCCGCCTTGTCCCTAACACTTCCTGACACCGACCGAAACGTGCCAAAATAAACCCGTCCCTTTTTGGCAGGTTTGGCGAGTGTGGGTTTTTGGACGCTTAACTAGCGAACGTGGATAATCTCCCACTTTGAGGCCGTCACCGAGCCAAAACGGGAGATTATCCGCTCTCATTTTGGATAACCCATTACAGTCTGAAGTGGGCCACCGATAAATTTCGATGGCGAGCATTCGGCGCATTGCCTACGATACGGGCAAGCCCCGAGGGGCCGCCGATCGGGCGCCTCCGGATGGCCGTCTGCCCCTGCCCCGTAGAGGGCCCGGGGGGTGTTGCCACCGGGGGCGCTCGCCGCTCCGGACGACTGATAGGAAACTGCCGGGCGCAAGCGCCACGGCCAGGTAATGTGGGTGTCGCGGAGAGGGGTTCCGATCGGCCTACCGATTGGAGGATACCACCGTGGCACCAACTAGAATGCCGGAAGCCGTCATCGGGCTCGATGTCGGGAAATCGTCTCACTGGGCATGTGTCGCGACCCGAGACGGCGAGGTGCTGCTGAGCGCCCCTCTCCCGCGCGAGATTTTCGAACAGGCTGCGGTACAGCGCGTCCATGGCCAAAACGCTGCGGTGCGCGTCCAGCCGCTTCATGCCGCCGCGCCAGCTCTGGTAGCTCCGCTCAACCTGCTCGGGGGTCATGACGCCATCGGCGACCATGCGGGCCATCTTCTTCAGCTTGCGTCGCTCGCGCGTGATGGAGTCGCGGCACGGCTTCATGACGATGCGGCCCGTTTCGGTGTAAAAGATGCGCTTCTTCAGCCACGTGAAGCCGCGCGTCAGCTTCACCACGCGGGTCTTGCGCGGGTTCAGCGCGATGCCGAGCTTCGCGCACTCGTGCTCTATCAGCAGAAGGCACACTTGCAGGTACTCCTTGGACTCGTGGATCAGGTAGAAGTCGTCCATGTAGCGCCCGTAGGCCTCTGGGCGCAGCATCTCGGCCACGTAGTGGTCGATGCGGTTGGGGTGCGCCACCGCGCATATCTGGTTTGGCTCGCTGCCCAGGCCCAGGCCGACCTCGCCCTGCGCGTCTATCAGGCGGTGCTCAAGGGCGACCACGCGCGGGTCGAGCAGCGCGTCGGCCACCTGCCGCTTGACCGGCTCGTGGGCAATGCGCGCGAAGTAGTCGGAGAAGTCGCCCAGCAGTATGTAGCCCTCGCGCCCATGCCGCCGCCAGTGGTCGGCCAGGTGGCGCTTGAGCAGCTTAAGGGCGTAGTCGGTGCCGCGCCCCTTGATGTTGGCGGAGTTCGCGGATACGAGCGTGGGGACTATCGCGGGCACGAGGGCGTTCTGGGACAGCGACTTCTGCACCACGCGCTCGGGGAAGTGCACTGCACTGATGTGGCGCAGCTTGCCGCGCTCCCACAGGTCGAAGCGGATGAAACCCCGGCATATGTCGCGGCCCTCCAAAAGGTCTTGGCGCGATTTCACGGCGTTTCGCAGGTAGTCCTTCATGTACCGCTGCGTCGAGGCCTTCCACATGACGCCACGCGCGGCCTGCTTGGAAGCCTTGCACAGGCTGTTGAGGTCGGCCACCGTCTCAAGGGTGCACGCCTTGACGCGCTCGGCCTTGGCCCTGGCGCGCTTCTCCTCGCGGCGCTTCCGGCGTGCGGCCCGCCTTTGCTCCGAGTTCATAGAAGGCACCCCGCACGGCTTGCAATGTGGCTCTGACAGCCGCTTGAGGTATGGCCATGAAACGCGGCGAAGCCACGGAGCGCCGCGCCATGCAAGCAGCGTCCGGCCACCCTCGCGGGGTGCGTATTTACGGGCTCGCGCCCGATGGTCGCGCCTTCCTTCCTCTCCGCGCTCTGCTTTCGGCCCGCTGGCCTACTCGGTCTGGCAGTAAGGGAATCCGGGGCGGGGGCGAACCCAGGTGTTCGTCGCTGAATTGCAGTTGGCATTGCCGTTGTTGTTGACGTAGCACACGTTGGACGAGGAGCCACCCATGACGGAACGCAGCCACCAATTGTACCGATATACAAGGCGGGACCGCCGCCCATTATAACGAACGCAGGCGCTCTAGCTCGGCCTCGGCCTCGGCTATGCGCTCGTCGGTGGACTTCTTGCCGGTGACGCGTACGTTCTTGCGCGCGCCCTTCAGCAGCTTGATCTCCTCCTCGACCATGGCCGCCAGCTCCTCGAAGCGGTTGGCGTTCACGGGCAGGCCGATATCCATGAGGCACTGCATGTCCAGCATAAGCTGCTCGCAGTCCGCTATGGCCAGCGTCAGGTAACGCTTGCGCTCAAGTGCGTTGAACGAACTGTTGGGGTAGAAGCAGTCGGCGCGGTTGACGTTGTATACGATGCTGCGCGCGGTCTCCACCGTGGGGACTGCGTTCAGCAGCCTGTAGGCTTTCGGCACGACCGACGAGGAGGCCATGAGCTTGTTGACCTCCACGCGGATGGCGATGGCCTGCGTGAAGAACTTGTACTCGGACACCTCGCGGTTTCGCTGGTAGACGCCGCTCATGGCACCTCCCGGAAATAGTGGCGAAAAAAACGGCCCGCTGCGCGGGCATGGATGCGACCGCGCAAGGCGGTCGCATCGAAAGAGAAGTATAGAGCACTCGGCTGGCTAGCCGACGAGGAAGCCGGGGCGGGGGCGAACCCAGGTGGTCGTCGCCGAATTGTAGTTGGCATAGCCGCTGCTGTAGACGTAGCACACGTAGGACGAGGAGCCACCCATGACGGAACGCAGCCACCAAGAGTACCGAGTTCCGTTCAAGCGGTGCGCGGTATCGCGGAACAGGTCGAACTGGCAGTCGAAGCCCACGCTGTAGCCCTTGGTGCCCCACACTGGGCAGCCGTACACCTCCATCTCGGAGGGCGACCACACCTTGCCGATGTCCTGCCAGCTCCAGCTGTTGGAGTCGCTGAGCGCGCCGCTCGCGCTGTAACGCTCCTCAAGCAGCACGCGCTGGGTGAGCAGGTACTTGGTCAGCCCCTCGGGCAGGCACGCCTCGAACAGCTTCTCCCACGCCTTGAGGTTGCTGTTCAGGTACGGGTTCTTCACGTCTGCGGTGCCCTGGTTGGTGTTCGCGGTGTTCCACATCAGGTAGCTGTCGTTGGCCACGCCTGTCACGGATTTTGCCACGGCCACGGGGGCGGACGCCACGAACGCGATATGGTGGCCCTTGCTGTTGTCGCCGCAGTAGAGGTACGGGTCGATGTGGGCAAGCAGGAACCGCGCAGATTGCTGGGTGGTGACGGCGGACGCGCTCACGAGAGGCACGTCGATGTAGTCCCCGACGCGAAGGCCCGCGAAGTTGCCGGCCGCCGCTCGCTTGTGCAGCGCGTCGTACACGCTGCCGCTGCCGATCTCTCCCGCCAGGATGGTGGCGATGTTCTTCCCGCCGTACTTGCCGATTTGGCCCTGGCGGTTGCACTCGGCGTTGTTGAGCGCCGTCTGCGCGTTGCTGCGCGCGGTATCGTCGATGACGTTGAGCGACTGGCCGCCGACGACCAGTGTCTTTGCATTTGCCATTTATCCTCCTTAGGCAAGGGTTACCGTGCTGCCCGAGACCGAGCACGTGCCGCCGAACGACACCGTGTCGCCGGACACCGACGCCTTGGATGCCGGGCAGTAGACGGTCCCGTCCATGTAGATGAACTTCCCCGTCGCGTCGGCGAGCATCGTCGCGAGCTGGCCGTTCTGACGGCGCAGCTCCGCGATATCGGATTCGCCGCCGGCGCCCTGCGCCACCGAGTTCGCGATCTGCAGCGCCTGGTTCGCGGCGACCTCGGCATGAGACGCCGCGCCGTTGGCCGCGGCGGCCGCATTGCTCGCCAGCGCAGTCGAGGCGCTGGCGGTATCGTTCGCGGCATTCGCCTTCTGGACGGCGTCGTTGGCGTTCTTTGTGGCAGTCGAGCACTCCGCGGTGGCCGTTCTGGCCGCTCCGGCGGCGACGTTGGCGTCATAGGCTTGGGCCTTCGCGGTGCCAGCGGCTCTGCTTGCCAGAGAAGCGGCGCTCTCGGCCTTCTTTCGCGCCGCCTCGACATCGTCGTAATTCGCAGGGCGGAACTGGTAGGTGGTGACGCTGCCGTCACTCTCCGTCACGTCGAGGCCGTCGATATAGCCGTCGTCCCCTACCCTCACGTCGTAGACGGCAGACCCGTCGCTGTCGTTGGCCATGCGGCCTCCCTTCCGCGGTTCTGCGCCCGCACGATAATCAAGCGAGTATCCCGATCGCCGTCCACACGGGCGGCGACCCGATGAGGACGATCCTCTGCCCCACCTTGGCGGCGGAGCAGGCCGTCGTCATGTGCACGCCCTCGGCAACGCCCCCGCGCACGAGCACCGAGAGGGTGCTGCCCGACACGGCTGTGACGTAGCCGTAGGCGATCTGCGCCGCGGGCCTGTCCGGCGGCGCGATGGACTCGAGCAGGTCGGATGCCATGCTCATGCCGCGCTCCTCTCGAACTTGCGGGCCTCGATATCCATCGGGCACCCGTCATCAAAGTTGATCGTCTGCGTCCTGATACAGACGTGGTCGAGGTCCAGGCCCGCCGTCGGCAGGCGGAGGTTGCCCGCGTCGTAGACCGACACCTGGTCGTATATGCACGTGCAGCTCGCCCTCTGGATGACGGACCTGCTGTCGTTGAGCAGCGTCGCGGCCTTGGCGTCCGCTGCCGCCTGGATGGCATCGTGCGGCCAGGGAGTCGCCGCGGAGCCCTCCTCGACCTTGTCGGCGACCACCACGGCCTCGCCGCCCGCCTCGAGGTAGACGTAGCCCCACGACACCTTCGAGTGGCTCGCCGCCGGGGTGAACGTCACCGTGACCTTCTGCCACTCGCCCGACATGGGCACGGCGTGCACGCCCGAGCCGGCGCCCGCGTCCTGGTCCCAGAAGATCTGGAGCTGGACGTTCTTCCCGGCAGTGCCCTTGACCCACACGCTCTGCGTGTATGGCGTCCCGGCCTTTACGGACGGCCCGCCGTCCTGGCAGAAGCCGACGCGCCCGCCGCTGCTCGTAATCTTGATGCCGAAGAACACGGCGGTCTGCGGGGAGTCGGGCACGTACACGGTCGAAATCGACCCGTTTCCGTCGCTCTGGCGGAACGTCCCGCTCTCCTCCGTCCCCGAGCCGATCTGCATCTCGGCCGCGCCGGAGAGCATGTTGGAGTCCTCGGTGAGGCTCGTGGGCAGGTCGGAGAGGTCGTATCGCGCGGTCTCGAGCCTGCCGGTTCTCACGGTGGAGTACGGGCTGTCGGGGTCGTCATCCACCGCAGTGCCCCGCACGGAGATGTCCTGCGAGGAGAAGTCGACATGGATGACGTTGGCGACGCTGAAAGTGTCGTGCTCGTAGTCGAGCCCGAGCGTGATGCGGCAGTCCGGCCCCTCGATGTAGTCGAAGACGATCGGCCGCTGGTCCGGCTCGACGTAGCGGCGGAACAGCACGCGCCCGTACGGGTCGGTGTGCGCCGCGAGGAAGCCGGCGGCATCGAGCAGGCGGTTGACGGCGGCCAGCTTGGAGTCCGCGCGGTCCTCGTCGGACGGTGTCGTCGAAATGCCGAACACCCACGTCGAGGTGAGCACGGCGTCGCACTCGTCGGCCACGACCTCGAGGCCGCAGCTCTCGGCGATCTTCCTGGCCGCATCGACCATGTTCGTCCCGGCGGGGATGACGTACGGCCCGTCGAAGTCGTCCTTGGCGAGCGCCCTGAGCCTGCCGTAGACGTCGGCCCTGCCGGTGGTGACGGCGCCGTCCGCGCTCACCTTCGGCGTGGAGACGTAGAAGGTCCCCAGCGCCTCGGTGCGGCTCTCGCCCGTCCAGGGGGACGATGCCTCGAGGTACACGCGCAGCAGGTCGGTGCCCATGTCGAGGGCCCCGACGTAGTCGACGCTCCCCTGCTCGAAGATGGCCGTATCCTGGTTGCGCTCCACGCTCCCGCCCGTGATGTTGGCGAGCTCGGCGCCCTCCAGCCCCGTCGCGAGGTCGACCCGCACGAAGCGGTACTCGGCCGAGAATGGCTCGAGCCAGAAGCTGTCCCTAGCCATTGGGCTCCCTCCAGACCTCGCGCTTGGTCGACAGGCTCACCTTGTACCACCGCGGCGACGACCGCGTGATGGTCGGGCTCAGCTGCACGAAGGCGCGGTCGCCGTCGTGCGTGCGCGCCCAGCAGTGGGAATGCTCGCGCAGCAGCGCCGACACGCGCGCGATCTCGTCTGCCGGGACGGCGAAATCCCAGCTCTCCGAGATATCCAGCCTGTTGGACGGGTAGCCCGTCGGCAGCCCGCCCGCGGAGCCGAAGAAGTGGAACTGGGTGACCGCGTGGTCGTACCCGCGCGAGTACCCCGGCGGCCTGCCCGCCCCGACGGTGCCGGCGACGACCGAGGTCGCGCCCGCGTCGAAGTTGAAGGCGTAGCCGCGGCAGCGGCACGACGTCTCGACCTCGGTCGTGGAGACCGTGCCGCTCGCGGCGTGCCCGACCGCGACGTAGGTGAACGCCGCGTTGAGCGGGGGCAGCCGGTCGATGACGCTCTGCCCCTGCTTGAGGCCGGTCGCGAGCGTCCTGCGCGAGCCGTCCGGCAGGACGCGGATGAGGTCGAAGGACTGGCACGGCGGGAGGCTGTGGAGCAACAGCTTCGTTCCCTTGATAGACGCGCCGCCGTTGAGCCTGATGTTCCCGGCGGCCGTTCTCGACATGGGTCCGCGGAGCTTGTGGCCGCTGACCGCATACTCCGAGATGCCGTCGCGCACGGTGACGGTCGCGGCGTAATCGTCCGAGTAGTCGATATTGACGATCGGGGTGGCGGGGACGAGCCAGTCGGTCGTGACGGTCCTCGTGAAGCTCGCCGAGAGCCCCGAGCCGCCGCGGACGGTCAGCTCGAGGGTGTAGGTCGTCTTGTTGCTCAGCCCCGTCGACACGGAGTGCGAGCGCGCGGACGCGCCCACGTTGACGTCCAGCACCGTGCCCGATGGCGATGTCACCCTCAGGCGCTGGGACGCGACCCCGGTCTCGTCCGCGACGCTCCACGCGATGGGCAGCGGGAGCTCCACGACCGCGTCGCCGTCCTGCGCCGGGGCGGTGAAGAAGGCTTGCGGCGGGTCGGCCACCGTGAACGAGGCGTACGAGCTCCACGCGCCCCATGACGGGTCGGCGCCCTTGGTGCGCACGCGCAGGCGGTAGGTTCCCTTCACCGACAGGCTCAGGGTTGTCGTCGATGCGGCACCGGTGATGTAGTGCGGGACGGTCTTGCCGTCGGGTTGGACCAGCTCTATCTGGGCCGCCGACTGCGCGGTGCCGTCGGGGTGGTTCCGCGTCCAGCCGATGGTCACCGTCGACCCCGTCGGGTAGACGGGCTCGACCCCCGAGACGGCCGGCGCGTACGGCGGACAGATCGTGGCCACGGCGTTGGATGCCGTCCACGCGGAGAAGACGGTGTCCCCCGCGCCGGCCACGGGCTTCGTGCGGTAGGTGCGGACCTCGTAGACGACCTTCTCTCCCGCCACGGCGGCCGCATCGGTCATGGACCAGACGCCGGGCTCCTGCCTGTCGGCGGCGAGGCTGCGGGCCTTATACGTCCTGCCGCCGTCCGAGGTCGCGCGGACCTCGAAGCCGCTTATCCAGGACGGGATGTCGGGGCCGCGCACGACCAGCGAGACCTCGCCGTCGCCGGAGCGCGAGAGCGAGACCGACGCCGGCGGCGCGGGCGTCTTGTAGACGCGCACCATGTTCGACATCGCGGACGTTCCCCCGCGCCAGCGGGCGCAGACCGAGTAGTCGTAGAAATGGTTGGCGCTCGTCATGGAGTCGCGCCAGTTCGAGATCGTCGACTGGTTGTAGGGGTTCTCGAGCTGCCCCTCGTCCGTGGATCGGTAGACGTTGATGCCGTCGTAGTACTTGCGGGCCCCGTCGTCCGGGTGGTTGACCCACTCGAGCACGGTGGAGCCGTCGGACGACTCCGTCACGGTGAGGCCGGTGGGCGCGCTCGGCTCGTAGGCGGGGACCTTGCCAATCCTCGCGTTCTCGCCGCACGACGTGGTCACGCCAGCACCGCCGTAGCCGTTGACGGTCTCGCTGGACGTCCATGCGGAGCACCAGACGTCGTAATCGCCGTCGTTGCGCGCCGCGTCGGTGTAGCCGCTCAGCTTGACGGCGTTCTGGTAGTTCTGCGTCGTCACGCCCGCGGCGTTTGCGCGCTCGACGCCGCCGACCGACACGTGGAGGCGTACGCCCCACTGGTTCCACGGGCCGAAGTCGACCGATGCGCTCCAGTGGATGCGCGCGGTCGCGTCGCTGATGTTCTCGACCCACGTGGAGAGCGTGACCCCGTAGAACTTCGTATTGTTGCGCCTTGTCTCGGCGTAAGCCATGTCCTACCCCCTCCTCGACCTTGACGAGCGCTTGACCTCGGCGATGAGCTCCCTGAGGGCGCGGGCGATGCGCTCGTCGACCTCGAGCACGGAGCCGTCGATGTTGATGTAGTAGGTGTCGCCGCGCTCTACGACGCCGAGCCCGGCAGCCGCGGCCGTCCCGATAGCCGCCGAGCGCGTGCCGGCGGCATCGACGGCGGCGAAGGAGACCTCGGGCACGTCGAACACGTCCTCGACGCGCGAGAGCGCCTTCGACGCCATGGCGGCAGTCCCGGCCGACGCATCGACGATACTCTTGCCGAAGTCGCCCATGAGCGCCTGGCCGGAGTAGGTCGTGTAGCCGTGGCCGCTGAACGGTCCCCACTTCGCCGGCGAGAACGGGAACAGGCCGCGGATCCTCTCCACGGCGCCCGAGATCGAGGACGTGACGGAGCCGATGGCGGACTCGATGCCGGACTTGAGGCCGTTGAGGATGGCCTTGCCGGACTCGACGAGCCAGGAGCCCGCGCCGGCGAAGAAGCCGGTGATCTTGTCCTTGATGCCGGTGACCGTGGTGTACACCGAGCCGATGCCGCTCTGGGCGGCGCTCTTGATGCCGTCCCATATCGACGAGAAGGCGCTCTTGATGGAGCCCCAGGTGCTCGACCACACCCCGCTGATCGTGCTCAGCACGGAGCTGATGACCGACGAGATGACGCCTATCGCGAGGTTGACGATGCTCTGGATGGCGTGCCAGACGATCTCGGCGACCGACTGGATGCCCGTCCACACGCCCTCCCAGTCGCCGTTGATGGCGGCGAGGACGGTGCCTATGACGGCGCTGATGACCTGCATCACGGTCGTGATGAGCACCTGGATGGCGGGCCACACCGTCGAGATGATCGCGGATATCGCCTCGCAGGCAACGGTGAAGGCCGCCTGGACGACGGGCCACACGGCCTGCACCACCGCGGCAATGGCGTTGACCGCCAGCACGAGCACGCCCATGATGACGCCGGCGAGCTGGACGAGGAGCTGTATTATCTGCGCCGCGACGGGCGCGACGGCGGCGATGATCTGCCCGATGACGGGCGCGACCGTGGCGAGGAGCTGAAGCAGCGCCAGGGCGATGTTTCCGAGCGCCGGCAACAGCTGCCCGGTGACGACTGAGGCGATCGCGGCGAAAGCAGAGACGAGGGTCGGCATGACCGATGCCACCGCCGAGGCGACGGCCGAGAAGGCGGGCGCCAGGCCGGAGGCTATCGCGGATGCCGCCGACGTCACCGAGGAGCGGAAGCCCTCGTTGGTCGTCATCATGTAGCCGAAGCCGGCGGCGAGCGCGGCGACTGCGGCGATGACGATGGAAATCGGGCCGACGAGCGTCGCGAATGCGCCCGCGCCCGAGCCGATGGCCGAGAACAGGCCGCGGACGGGGCCGGACGCGGAGGTGAAGGCGCCGGCGGCCTCGCCGGAGACCATCGACGCGAGCGCGCCGATCTCGCCGATGCCCGAGCCCGCGACCTTCGCCACGCCCTTGAGCGCGGTCTGCAGCGTCTTGAACTTGTCGATGCCGCCCGTCACGCCCGAGATGGCGAGCTTGGCCGCGGCGAGCCCCGCAGTCGAGCCGACGAACCTGGTGACCGCGTCCGCCAGGGTCGACAGCCCGCTCGAGGAGCCGGCGAGGGACAGGACGCTGTTCGCGGCCCCGTCGAAATCGCCCACCAGTCCCGAGATGGGGCCCCTGATCGCGGAGCAGACGGCCTCGATGCCGCCCGCGCCCTCCACGAGCCCGTTGATGGCGTCGGCGGCTCCCTTGACGCCGAGCGCGAGGTCCTCGGGCCATGTGGCGGTGAAGGTCTGCCCCGCGAGCTCCGCCACGCGGTCTATGACCCTGCCGACGGCGTCGGCCGCGGGCTCGAGCGAGCCGCGGACCGCGCGCATGAGCACATCGGCGTTGTAGGCGAGCGTGGAGAAGCTGTCCGAGGACTTGCCGAGGCGCTCCAGCATGCCTATGAATCGCTCGATGTAGCCGCCGACATCGGACACGGTGTCCATGACGGACGTGATGGCGCCGGCGGCGATATCGCCCGCGCCCTTGATGAGCCCGGTCGCCGCCTGGATGGGAGCCGTGATGTTCTCGACTCCGATGGCGTCGATGCACGCCGCGACCGCCTTGGTCACGGAGTTCTTCAGGTTGGCCATGGACGTGGCGATGCCGGCCGTGCCGGTCTTGGCCTGCTGGGCGAAGGAGTCGAAGCCCGCGTACCCGTTCTTGTCGAGCGAGATGAACGCGTCCTCGAGGTCCTCCACGCTCACCTTGCCGGTCTTGAGGGCGTCGTAGAGGTCGTTCGTGCTCGCGGTTGGCCCGAGCATCGACTTGGCGACCTGGTCCATCTGGCCGGGCATGGCGATGACGATCGAGCGCCAGTCCTCCATCTCGGGCTTGCCCTTGGCGAGCACCTGGCAGAACTGCTCGAGCGCCGCCTCCTGCACCTGCGTCGACGCGCCGCCCGCGAGCAGCGCGTCGTTGAAGGCGAGCATGATGTCGGTCGCCTTGCCGACGTCCTTGACGGTCGGCACGATCTTCTGGACCGACGAGGTCATGGCGTCCAGGCGCGTAGGCAGGCCGGTGAGGTGGTCGCTCATCTTGTCGATGGACGATGTCGCCGCGTCGGCGCCGTACCCCAGGCCCGCCATGACCTTGGGAAAGTTGTTCATGGTGTCGACGCGGCTGATGGCCGAGTCGAGCGAGTTGCTGATGGCCGTGAAGGCCTTGCTGGTAACCGAGGAGACGATGCCGGAGACGGCGCCGATCTTGGTCCCCAGGCCGGATCTGAACGCGGACCCGACCTTGGCGCCGGCCTTGGAGCCGATGCCCGAGCTGCCCGCGAAGGCGCCGTCGAGCTGGCGGCTGATGGACGACGTGAGGTTGTCGAACTTCGGTGTCAGCAGCACCGAGCCTTTGGCCACGGTGGGCAAGGGGTGATCACCTACCTATGAGCGCTCCCCGAACAGCAGGGAGTCAACCTCGTCCCGACTCAGGTCGAGGCGGCGCGCGACCGGCTCGGCGGCCCTCGCCCTCGGGCGCTTCACGGGGTCGGGCTTGCGGCCCTTGCCCCCAGCGTTCTCGTAGCGCAGGAAGGAGAGGTTGTCGACGGCAAGGGCGAGCAGGTAGGCGTGCTCGTCCCAAGTCGCGCGCGGATCGATGCGCGACACCGTGCGAGACTGCGCCGGCAGCTGCCCAACGAGCGTGAGCAGGCCGGCGAAGTCCCCGCCGATGATGGCTTCGTCCAGGTCAATCGAATAGTACTGGCGGAGGTCCGCCTTGAGCTCGTCGCGCCCCTCGAGCAGGACGTCGGCGAGCGCTATCAGTTTTTTAGCTGGGCGGCCTCGATGAGCAGCTGCTCGATGCGCACGATCTCCTCGATGTCGTCGTAGCCCATCTTGGCGGTCACGGCCTCGGCCACGCGGTCCTCGACGTCCTCGCCGAGCATCGCGGCAAGGTAGCCGAGCTGGTCCTCGATGTCCACGTCCCTGTTCGCCTCTCGGGTGGCCTCCTCCTCGGACATGCCGGAGCGGACGGCCTCCTCGAAGATGCGGTTGCGCTTCTTGCTGTCGCGCTGGGCGCGGGCGATCTCCTTGAGGACCTTGCGCGACTTGAAGCGGCGCATGTCGAGCACGTACTCGGTGCCCTCGACCTCCACGGCCTTCTCCCAGGGCTCCAGCGTCTGGCGCTTCGCCGGCGAGTCGAACTCGAGGATGGCGGGCTTGTAACCAAGGTACTGCTCCTCCAGGTGCGCGCGCATGCGCTCCTTGGCCTCGGCCATCTCTCGCAGCTGCTCGGGGGTCATCTCGTTGATGTCCATGGTTCCTCCTTTTGTAGGCGCAAATGCTTGCGGTGGACGCTGCGGCGCCTACCGCGCAGCGCCCGCCGCAAGCATTTGGCGGGGACGGGAGGGGCGGGCGCCCCTCCCCCTTGTCTGTTGTCCGGCTAGTCCGCGACGGCCTTGGACTCGTCCTCGGCGGCGAGCTGGGCCGCCTTCGTGGTGTCGTAGATGGCGGTCTTGTGGGTGTCGCCGTCGTCGTTGTAGGGCACGCATGTGATGGTCGGCGTGTAGCCGAGCAGGTCGGAGCTGTTGTAGGAGACGTCGTCTCGCTCGAAGGCCTGGCCGATCGGGATGACGTTGCGCAGGACCTTGGTCGAGGAGATGACCGAGTCGAACACGTAGACGTGCGGGTCGGTGAAGTTGCGGTTGTGGCGAATGGTGACGGTGGCGGCGCTCTCCGTCACGTTGGCGTCTCCGTAGATGGTCTTGAGCACGGCGACGGACGACTGGATGAAGGTCATCTGCGCGGAGTCGGCGTAGCTCGTGAGGTCGCGGGCGACCTCGGAGCCGCCCCAGTCGTTGTGCCCCTCGGAGTCGGTGTCGGTCGTGAACGTCACGCCATCCTCGGAGATGTAGCCCAGCGAGGCGCCGTTGAGCTGCTGAATGAGCTCCTTGAGCGTCTTGGACGGGTCGCTGAGCTTAGTGATATCGGTTCCCGCCGGGAACACGGCGGCGTACCCGCCGGGGCGTCCCTTGGCTACGCCGACGGAGTCCTTGTCGAACATGGGGGTCTCATCGGACATGTGGCCATCCTTCCTGTGGCGCGCTACGGGCGCGTCACCATGTAAACGTTGATCTGGTACCGCTCATAGCGGCTGTCGGGGTCGGGGAAGCGCATGGTCCCCTCCACGGACACGCTGCAGACCTCGGGTATGGCCTCCCAGCACCAGGTGAGCCACTCGCGGGCCATGAGCGCGAGCGTGTATGCCTCGGCCTCCGTGCGCGCCCACGTCTGGACGGCCAGGTACGGGTTGTCGCGACCGGGTCCGGACGGGCCGCCCGTGCGCTCCACCGTGACGAACCTATCGGGCTTGTCGCGAGGGACGAGCGTTGAGCACGGGACGCCGAGCGCGGCCCCGAGCCTATCGGGCAGCGTCGTGAGGATGTCGAACATCAGAGGCCGCATCCCTTCTTGAGCGTGTTGTTGCGCAGGTTGTCCAGGCCGGCGAGCCTGCCGTCCCTCTCCCCCGCCTCGTAGACCAGCCCGCCGGCGGTGTAGCCGCGCTGCACGCCCTTCGACTCGTAGCGGGCGCCGGCGCGCCTGAGCGCCGGGTCGCACAT